GTCTTTTGCTTTGGTAGCTTCGCGCTTGCTCTCTTCTTCAGAGGCGCGACCTTCGACCTTGAGTGCAAAACTCCCATCCTCCTTCTCGACAAAATCTGCCTTATCGTCAGTTTTGTCGGGGTCCGGGAACTCAAACGATACCTTCTGCATCGGCATGATCAGAACCTCCAAGTGGCAGCTTTGACCGCCCACATCTGGCCAGATTGGATGTCAGTAATGGCAACACTGGCCATCCGGGCAACCTCGGCATTCGGCTGATTTGTGCGCAACTCATGAATCTCGTCAATCAAATCAGCACACTTGCGCTTGATTGCCTCGACCGTTGGGTCGCCACTGGGGTTGAAGGTTAAGCCTACGGCTTTCTCACCAAAAGTCAGAGTTTGATTTTCCATGGATACTCCTTACGCACGCGTAATGCCACGCGGATCGGCCACGACTGCTTCGATGGAGTCGTCATTCATCAGGCGGTATTCCACGCCATTGACCCGGATGCGCGTGCCAGAGTTGGCCCGGAACACCACAGAGTCTCCTACCTTGCACCAAGGGCCGTTGGGGAACCGCTCCTTGTCTGCATAGGCTTGCTCGCCCATATCGAGCACCACACCGGTCACAGTCATCAACTGCTCTTGGTAAATGGTCCTCTCGGCTTTGACGATGCCCATCTCGTTGAAGGTTTCTTCAATCTGAGGCAGGGCAATCAGCAACCGATACCCGACCGGTTTCGGCATCTGAGCCTCTACCTCATCGTCGGTCACGGCGGTTTGAGTTTCACTCATCATCATCTTCCATTTGAGAACGCGAAAGGTCTTTGGTGGTTTGGATAGCAAGCTGGAGACCTCGAATCCTGCCTACTATTTCCCGGTACTCGGAGAAGTCTTTTGCTCCTCCGCCTACCAGAAACTGTGTTGAGGAGGCCACATCCTCCTCATACTTGAGCACGAGCACGTCAAAGACGGTTTTGGCCATGGATTACTCCTTCTTTCCTTGGGTGGGCTTAGGTGTGGCCAGCACCTTGAGCGCATCGAGCCTGAGCCGTTGCTGCGCTTGGGCATCTTGAGACTGAACGCGCACGCCCTCTTTCTGAGCCTCGATCTGTACGCGCTCTTTCTCCATGACAAGTTTCTGCGCGGCGATGTCGGCATCGACCTGATCCTTCTGAACTTTGCGAGTGACCTCCATCTCCTGCACCTTGACCTTCTGCTGCTCCAACTGGAACAGGGGGTCTGCGGCCTGCTGTTGAGCTTGCTGCTGCGCGGCCTGCTGCTGGTGCTGCTGCGCCAACTGTTTGCCACCGTCGGCCACAAGCCTCGACAACTGGACCTCCATGTCCTCGGGCAACTGCTCGTCGGGCGGCGGCAGGGGCACGCCGAGGCGCTCTTCCATCTGTTTGCGGTACGAGAACCCAAGGTGCTCGGCGATGTGCGCCTGCAACGAGGCCATGATCTGCTGAGCCTGCGGGTTCTGGCCGATGGTCTGCGCAATCATCGGGTCCTGCATGAACGACATGTGCGTCGCAATGTGGGCGTCGTGATCTTGGTAGATGAACGCTTTGAGCGGTTTGCCCACAAGTGCTGACATGTTTTCAGACACTGGGTCACGCGGCTTCTGGTCTTCGCTCGTTGGGACGATCTTGTCGGCGTTCTTGATGCCCAGCACCTCGATCATCTGGCGGTGCAGGTACGGCAGATCGTAAATCTGCGGGGCGCTCTGGGCCATCTGGAACACAGCTTGGTACTGCACCACCCGCTGAGCCATCGTGCTGCTGTTGGGGTCGCTCACAGGGATCACGTCCACTGCGGCGTAGTCCGCACGGCGGGCCCGGGCGTGGCCCGTCTCAGGCTCGTACGTGTAGTCCTCCGGGGCTTCTTCCGAGATGATCTTTTTGAGGAGCTTGAACTCCTGCTTCATCGCGTAGTGAACCCGGCTCTGGACTGCTGCCATGGGCTTGAGCGTGCGCTCCAGCAGTGCCAGCGTGGTGCCCACAGGAGCCTGAGCAGACATGTCCGAGATGTTCATGTCGCTGATCGCCCCCAGCCTGCGGCCCTCCTCGGTGATCCGCTGGAGCAACGCCAGCAGCGTCTGGCTCGGCTCCTTGTACGGGAGCATCATGATGTTGTCTTTGATAGACCCACTGGGCACATCAACGTCGCGGAACTCGCCCGGGTTGATCGGTGTGTCATCACCCTTGACGCGCAGACCACGGGACTTCAAACCGCCCGGCAGGTTGCTCAGGGTGCCAGCATCGACCAACTGACGGATCAGAGAGGTACCAGCGCGGGCGTACCCGCCAATGATGTGGATCAGACCCAGACCATAGAAGCCAAAGCCCGGCACATAGACGTAGTGGACGAAGTGGTTTGACTTCAGGCGCAGCTTGTCGGCCTCGTTCCAGTTGCGGCGCACGGCCAGCACCTTCTGCGTGCCCCGCTCGATAGTCACGACGTACGGCTTGGGCAGCTCGTCTGCCTCGTCGTCCACGCCGTCAATGAGCATATCCACGCTCATCTCCAGCAAGGTGTAGCGGTCGTCGCTCTGGAGGGTGTAGCCGCCCTCCTCGGCTTTCTTCTTCTCAATATCGCTGGGGAATGACTGGGGCTCACCGAGGTCAACTTCTTTGTAGAAGCCCGTGGCCATGAGCTTGTCTACCTCGTTCTTTGTCTTGCGCATCACGTGGGTGACACGCTCGGCGGTCTCGATGTGCGAGGCCCCGTACGGCACCACCACGTCCTCGGCGGACAGGTATATGGCCACCTGACGCCCAAGCAGTGGGTCAAAGTAGACCTTCTTGAACGCGCTGCCTGCCAGCCCCAGCGAGTACAGCATGCGCTCGTGCTCCGGGCGATACTCGATCATGCGCTCTGTCAACTGGAAGTTCATGTCGTTGCGCACGCGCTCGGCAGACTCTTCCTTCTCCTTGGTCACCTTACCAAGGATTTTTGTCTTGACCGGCCCAGCAGCGGGGAATGTCTCGCTCATGGTCTCGGCTTGGAACCGGATCGCAGCCTCAGCCAGCACGGTTGAGAACACCCCACAGGCGTCGTCCCACGGCTCAGTGCGCTCCTCGTACTTGAACCCGAGCACCTCAAGGCCCTTGACGAATGTGTCGGCCCACTCCTTGCGGGCAACCACGTCGGCGTCAAACAGCTCAATCAGGTCGCTGGCCAGCGTAGCCAGCGTGTCTTCCTCAAGGTGCTCTGCGAGGTTTGCCTCAAATGAGGCGTCCTCAGTTTCGAGAGTGACCTCCCCCATGATGATCTCTGCGCCACCGTCAGGCAGCATATTGACCGTCGCGTCGGAGTCGTCCTCCTCGGTGATGATCTCGATGCCCTCACCCAAGGTGTCGAGCCCCTGCGGCGCTGAATACAGCCCCTTACCCATTGAATCTGCTGCGGCCATGATCTATCCTTTTCAGTAATACCCGCCTCGGCGCTGTTTGAAATACTTGATTTCATCGGGCTCGTCCGTAGGCAGACGAATGAAACCACCTTGCCTGAACCGCATCAGTGCCATCACTGTGGAGTCCACCAAGTCATCGTTGCTCATAAACGGAAATCCTGCGATCTCCTCCACGACCTCCTCAGCCCACCGGGTCTGAGGGACCCAGCACAACCGAGAGGCCACAATATCGGCCACTGAGTTTAACCGTGCCAGCTTGTCGCCGGTACCCCTGTGGGGCGTGAACTCTCCCACCGGTATACCGGTGCGGCGCATTTCCTGATAGAGCTGTGTACCGGCAGACTTCTTCTCAACGATGAACGCGTCAGGCTCCCACTCCTTGTACTCCTCATACGCACGGCGTTTGAGTTCAGGAAACTCCAGCCGCTCCTTGATTGAGTTGAGCAAGATGATGTTGTAGGTGTTAGCCCCCGGGCCCTCGCGCTCCTCGTTGAAGAACACACCCCAAGTTGTTATGGCGGTGAAGTCCGCCCGGTTGTGGCTCTCGGCTGCGGCGTCGAGGGACATGATGATGTACTCGCACTTGGGCGGATCGTCCTTCTCCCAGATGTTCCACCACTCGCGTTTGACAACAGACGCTTCCTCGCTGGTGGGGTTCTGCTGGTACTGCGCGTTCCACTGGAACGTCGGCATGGACGCTTTGGTGCGAAACAGAGCTTTGAGGTCAAAGAACTCAGGCCACAGTGGCTTTTGCACTATGGTGCCGTCGGGCTGATCGACATCGACAATCGCCGGGAACTCGATCACTTCATACTGATCGGCCCCCTCGTTCTTGACCATATCGGACGTGACGCGCCCGGTCAGGTCGTTTTGATGCCATCGTGTTTGAACAATGGCGACCCGTCCTCCCGGCATAAGACGAGTACGTGCTCCGTATGTGAACCACTCGTACGCTTTATCGAACACATCAAAGTTTCCGTTGATGATGTCCTGCTCGTTATGAGGATCGTCAACAAGAAGCAGATCAGCACCACGGCCAGCCAAAGCAGAACCGACGCCACAAGCGAAATACTCGCCCCCTGCGTTTGTGTTCCATCGCCCGGCAGATTTACTGTCTGCGGCAAGGGAGACGTTTGGAAAGACCTGCTTGTATGCATCGGAGTCAAGTATGTTTCGGACCTTGCGGCCAAAGTCCACGGCGAGGTCTGTGGTGTGCGAGACCATCAGCACCTTCTTGTCTGGGTATCGCCCCAAGAACCAAGCTGGGAAATAAATCGACACGAGCTGCGATTTGCCATGACGCGGTGGCATGTTCACGCATATCCGGTCCTTGTCGCCCGTGGCGATGGCCATCAGCAAGTTGGCCAGCCTGCGGTGATGCCTGCCCACCTTGTAATCGGGCTGCATGTGCTTGCAAAACTCGATCAGGTCGTTGTAGCACGCCTTGGCCGTGCGTCGGGAGTCCAGAATGTCTGCAATCTTCTCGATCTCGGCCTGCTCCTCGGGGGTGTAGGCGTCGAGATTGTCGAGCATCAGCCTGATTTCCTCCTCAGTGAAGTCGTCAGGCGCGAGTGCAGTAGCTTCAGCCATCGAATTTCTCGTCTTCGGGCTCGTATACCGCCGGTTTTTGCGCGTTTTCTGCGTTTTCCGGGGTTATTTCGGCTGGCGTGTCAGTTTTCAGGCCCATTTCGGCGTCTACATCGATGACTTCACCCCCAATTTCGACCG